GATGATGAATCCTATGATGAAGAAGCTATTGTTCCTCTGACCAATGAATACATACAAAGATTACTCGATGGAGAATTTTGTGAATGTTTTCTGTGTACTGAATATATAACTCCCTTCAACGAAGAAGATTTATTTTATGATAAAGATGAATGGCGTCCGTTACATTTTACTACTAATCGTGGTACATTGTATGGAGGTTATCCACATGCTTTTCCATTAAAATTGGTCTTCGATAAGATGCATTATTCTAAAACTATTTTTATGACAGATTACTGCACTAGAACTTTTCATTTAGCACAGTGGTTGCACGTAAACATTGGTATCAATAATTTTGAGTTGATCCGAAAGGCACGTGTGATCGATAATGTTTATGAATTGATCTTTTGTGGTTCTGAAATTCATATTAATGGCAATTTTGATAAATATACTAGTGAAGCTTGGAACCGTATCATGCATACACTTAATGGTAATATAGATCGCGCTGATGAATGTAAAAGTAATCATGGTGGTCATTTACCTGTGGATAAGGCAGATGTTAAAGCTAAAACTAATAGAAATGGTCAAAAGGTTTTTATGAATAAAAATAAAAATGGTTTTAAGAAGATGTGGGCTCCTAAAGAAAAACAATTAGAAGCCAAAGTTGATATGGAGGAAATTTCTAGGGAGATGGCGGATTCTCAGGGGATGGCGGATGGAAGGAAGGTGGAGGAACCACCAGTTATTGATGTCGATTGCACTTTTGCTAATTTAACCGGTAAATCTTTTGCGTATTATTATAAAATAGAAGGTGATGATATACCTGTGGAGGGGACAAATGAAGAACTCTACTTGTATAACTTCATTCCGATACCTAGATTACGCATAGCTAGTAAGAAAGAACTAGCTCGTTATTATTTTTTAATTTTATTTCTAAGTTTTAGTTTTTACTGTCTTAGTGATGAACTGCCAAGTATCACATTATATGTGTTGGATGTGATAAGAAATAACGTAGATAATGCATGGATTAAATTATTGTGTAAAGTGTTATATGTTTTTGTTGAAACTTTTTGCTATTGTTGTTGGACTATTATTAAAATCACGGAGGTGTGTTTTGGAGATTATTCTCGGGGATTAATGTTATTTTTTCTCGTGGTAATGTACAAAATACTAGACGATCGTAATTTTAAATGGATGAGGTATATAATTTATTTTCCTGTTGTGGGCAAGACTTACTATATGAAACGATGCCAGTTGAGAAATCCTGGTGATATTTTTCCTATAGATAAGAACATGGACTTACGTCGTGCCACTGATAAGAATTATAAAATAGAACATGCTAGTGTGCCTTGGTACTTAGATGATTTTACTGTTAAATATACTGACTTTGGTCATTATGTTAATGGTAAATTCAAATGTGATTATACTTTGTCTGTTACTCATAAGAATGAAGGAAGTCCTGTTGATTTAGAACTTGTTGTTCAGATGCTATCTCCTAAGAACATTTCTATGAATTGTTCGCCTGAGAGTATAGCTGAAAGAATGATGAATTCTAATAACTGTGGACCCATGATTGATTATAATAGAGAAAACGGCATTAGAAATGACATGTTGAATTATTCTGCTAGATTTGCCCATTGTGTAGCTATGAGTTATAGATATCAAGCACTAGGTGTTGATTTCTATGACCAGGTTTTTCGTCGGAGCGACAAGGTAAGGCTGTTATCTGTCGCTCGGATGTACAGCCACTTTTAATGAAACCAAGATCTGATAAGATCTATGCCGGTTCTTTCCTTTATGGTTATCGAGCTGATGAATGTAAATTAAAAGTCCCTGATGTCCCTGATAGTACTAGCTTTGTGTATCATAAGAATTTATCTCAATACGATCCTTCTTATCGACCGCCGATGGCTGCCAGTTTTGTTAAAAATACTCCTGCAGTGCCGCCACGACCAGATACAACTCACCCAGAATCATTAATTTTTGGTATTGGTAAGCGTATGGCTTATAGTCCTCCTCGTTATAATCGTAGAGAAAGACGTAATTTCAGAAAATTTGTTAGAAAATGGTTAAAAGAAAATCTATCTCCGATAGATGAATCTGATGACATTTCTTTCGAAGAATGGATTACTAATTCACCATACCCTGAATGGCGTAAAGAAGAAATAAGAAAAGCTTATCCT